TATCTTTTAAATTTCTTCCTAAATTGGAGAATTATAATATTAATAATATAATTAAATATTTAACCACAAATCCATATTCAAATAGTGGATTAAATGTAGAATATAAAGTTTATTCTTATGTTATTTCATCTATTTTAGAATTTATAAAAAAATTCAAACCGTTTTTATTATTTTTCGATGCTCGTGATAAAAAAAGATATAAAATTTATGAAAAAATAACATCAAATTTATTAAAAGATTTGAATAATTACGAATTACATTCAGGTGAAGTTATAAATGGAATATATTCTTTTGTAATTATTAAAAAAAATAATGAAAATATATGATTTTAAATGAAGATTTAAAAATTGTTTCTCCTCAATATGTCAAAGATTCTGGATTTTTCGGTCCCGTATACCACGGTTCTATCTCTGATAAATTAAGCCAAATTGATTCTCAGGGTTTTAAAATAACTGTTGGTAGTGAGAGATCTGGAGATGTATCGCATGGTTATGAAACCAGTGATTATTATGGTGGAATTCCTGCACCAATCCACCACATGGGCTATGGAATTTATTTTACTACTATTCAATCAATAGCAAAACGATTTTCTTATGGAAATCCTAATATTGGACCATATTTTTTAGATGCTCCTCGGATAGAAACTATAAATTGGGGATCTCCTAGAACTATGATGAAATGGTGGATAGAAAATGGTTATGATTATAAAAAAACACCACAGACTACATTTGGAAATAATGAAACAAATTTACTTGCTATAAGACAAGAAAGAATGCGAGCCACTGTTCATATGACTGCGTATCTAAAAGAAAGATATGATGTTGTGTGGTATAAAGGAAAAGGAATAAGTAGATTATTGGATGGTGATCAAGTAGTTGTATTTAATCCGGCGAAGATCTATAAACTAGATAAAACGTTGGCAAAACCAGGAGAAATAGGAAGTACAGTTATTTCTAAAGTTGGTATTGATCCATATAGTAGAGGAACCGTTGTTGTACCAATTGGAACCAAGGGTGTTATTGTAGATAAAAAGAAACCAAATGAACATCAAAAATGGGCAGAAGGTTCTGAATGGATTTATTCAATTAAATTTGAAAAAGGTGGAGTTCAATGGGGTATTCTTGACTCGTGGATTGAACCGTATATAAAATCTTCTAAAAAAACACAAGGATTAACCGAATCACAAATTCAAAGAAGAAGTTTTTGGAAAGTTTATGAAACCGTTCATAAATTAAATAAAACAGATACATCCAATCCTAATCGTATTTCTAAAAGTAGAGTTTTAAAGAATATTTATAAATTAAGAGAAAATGATTCAGATCATTGGGAAGCTCTTAGAAAAACGGGCTATTTTGGGAACGAGGGCGCAGGAGCCATCATACTCGCTCAGGATACCGGTCGTATTTTATTGCCGTATAGGTCTATAAGTGTAGAACAGCCTCATACGTGGGGTGCATGGGGAGGTGCGATTAATAAACAAGAAGAACCAAGCCAGGCAGTAATACGAGAACTGGGAGAAGAAGTTGGTTATACTTTAGAAATAAAAAAATTAATACCACTTTATGTTTTTGAAGATCCCAGAGTTGAATTTCGTTATTCTAATTTTTTAGCTGTTATTCCATCGGAATTTATTCCAAAATTAAATTGGGAAACTGAAAAATTTATGTGGGTACAATATGGTCAATGGCCAACTCCATTACATTTTGGATTGAAAGCTTTAATAGATCATTCAGGTCAACAAATTTTAAATGAAATACAAAAATATGTTCCGGTTAAAACACAACTGAAACAACTTAAAATGGATAGACAAAAATATAAAGCCGCCATTGATATTATACAAAAAACTTGGAGATTAATGTTTAGTGGGGGAGAACATGAACCAAGAGATCGTTTTGATTTCGAAGATTTTAAATTATGGTTATTAAATGAAGAATCATTAAGTAGATTACTATGTCAATATGGAGAACAGTTTTATCCAGAAAATGATGAAGCTGCATATGAATTTCTTAATAATGATATTTCTAAAATTTTAGAACAACTAGAATTAAAATATAATAAAAGAATTGCTCGTTCAATAGATGTTTCTGATCCGTTATTTTTATTGAAAAAATTAGTTAGGGAAAAAGGTTGGAAAAAAGCAAAATATGATTTATTTAATTTTTCTTTAGCAGGACCACAATCAGCAAGAACAAGATCTATAGATGATGAAGAAGCAGAAATAATATTTAGACGATTATTTTTAAATGCTATGGGAGAAACATATTATAATGAGAGTATCATTAGAAATAATCCAAGATTGTCAGATTTTGAAATGACTGATAATATGGATGATCATTTAAGAGTATTTATGATAAATTATATTCCACGAGGATTAAAAAAATTTCCAAATTTAGTAAAGATTTTCCGTGGTACAAATTCCCCTCACTCTAAAGTAAGGTCAGGAGATTTTACAACTTTTGATAAAGATTATGCACGATATTATATTCGTGGTAAATATGGTGCAGTTATATCTGACATATTGCCTTCAAAAGATTTAGTAGTATATAAAGTAAGTATACATAACACTGAGTTGATATATTGGCCTGAAGGACATCAAATTAAAAAGTATACTGGTCAAGTTCCATCCTTTAAAGATTTTTGGAATTTATATAAATAATTTCTTTATATTTGATAATTCTTCAAAAATTTCGTTGAATTATTCTAAAATTATTCCTAGTACTAAGTCCTACTGGAATTAGTACTTAAAAGTACTTGATTAAGTACTTTATTTAATGTACTATACTCATTAATTTAATATTAAGTCCTACTGGAATTAGTACAAGTACTATACTAGGTTTTTTTACATTGTCAAGTTATTATATAAAGAAATATATATTTATATTTATGAAAAATGAAAAATTCAATACTCACGATATCAAAATTAAAGTCGATTTAGATGGCGTCCTGTGTAATTTTGTGGGGTATTATAAACAATTATTTGGTAAAAATAGTGAAACAACTCCAGATTTAGAAGTATGGAAAGATATTGATGGTTATGGTAAGGCTAAATTTTTTGAAGAACTTCCTTGGATGCCAGAAGGACAAACACTGTGGAAGTATATAAATGATAATTTCATCAATGTTAAGATTTTGAGTGCTTTAGGTAAAAATGAAACAAATGATAAACAAACAAGTCGAGGAAAACGGGCTTGGTTATATAAAAATATTCCCAGTTTAACAGATAAAGACATATATTTTGTTCAAAACAAATATCAAAAGCAACGATTCTCAGGTCCTGGTTGTATAATTATTGATGATACTCCTGTTATTATCGATAATTGGAGAGCAGCAGGAGGTATAGGTATTTTATATAAATCTGCTCCTCAAGTAATAGATGAATTGGGTAAATATGTATATAAAGAAATTTAATTATAGAAGGTGCCAATTATGGACATAAATCATATTCGTGAATTGATTCCTCTTGCCGGTTTAACGGAAAGAGAAAGAATGGTTATTGAAGCAATACTTGATGGATTAAGATATAAAGAAATTTCTAAGAGATTTAATATTAGTGTTGCAAGATCGTATGTTTTAGCTCACCATGCTGCTTTTAAAATTCATCATGCTGATAAACGAGACAATATACAAACAGACTTACGGATGTATAAATCTAAACTTAAAGATATAATTCGAGAACTTATTTCAGAAATTACTAATGAATCTTTTGGTGGATATGTTCACGATAAAGATATGAAAAAAGATCCAAAACATATTACGGGTGAAAGATGGAGAATTAAATTTCAGAGTACTAAAGATTTAGAAAAACACGGTAATACAGAGAAATCACCGGTTGATGAAGATAAAATAAATATTACCGAAATTAAAAATGTGGTTAGAAATATTTTAGATGAAATGTGGGTTGGTTGGCAAGAAAATAAATCTCCAATAACATATAAAACTGAAAATGATGTAATTGGTGCTGTATCAAATGGAAGTTTAAGTAAAGAAGAAGCATTTAATATGTTAATCAGTAGATTTTTAATTCCTGTTGAAATTGCTAAACAAAAAGTTAATCGTGCAATAACACATAATTTATCTAAATTAAATCAAAAAGGAGAAATGAGTGAGGCATATGATCCTTCATATGATAAACCAAAATCACGAAAAAGATATATTATTATTGGTCGTAGTGGTCCTGTAGTATCTTATTATTGTGAATCTTCTACACAGGGTGCCAGAATGGTTCAAAATGCTTTCTCTATGGCAAAAGAATTTGAAACAGAAGAAGAGATGAGAAATAAGATACGAGAATTACAAGTGAAATATAAAGGTATGAAATTTGATTTCGATATTGTGCCCGCGGGAAAATATCAAGGAACTAAAACACCAAAATATACCATTTCAAAACCAGTAAAAAAGGATGGTGAATGGATAGTAAAATGGAAAATTAATGGTATATCTAATGAAGCTAGTGCATATTATACCGATAATAAACAAGATGCTATAGAAACATATGGTGCTATGTTAAAAAATGCTGAAGAATTAAATGACAAGGAAAGTTAATGTCAGAATTAAGAGTATATAATAATACGTTAGAACCTAATTTTTGGGATAATGATAAAAATCTTCATCCAGAAATTCGGTTAGATTTATTAAAAATAGCAAAAGATTTTTATAAATCAACAGATTTTAAATCAGAAATTATAGATATCTTGCTGCTCGGGTCAATTGTTAATTTTAATTGGACAGAAAAAAGCGACGTAGATTTGCACGTGGTTATAAATATAATAGATGAAGGATTAGATCCAGAACACTATAGAAAGTTTTTAGATTCTTTAGGTGGAAAATTTAATAAAGAGCATAATATTGTAATTAAAGATCATAAAGTAGAAGTATATCTTCAAGACATTACAGAAAAAAATAGTACTCCTGATAAAGCTAGATCGCATGGTACTATATTTTCTCTTCTTTATAATAAATGGTTAATACTGCCTGTGAAGAAAAAGATTACTTTAGATAAAGATGCTATTAAAGAAAAATTTTACGAGTTAAAAAATAAAATAGATAAAATTATTCAAGAAAAAAATGTCGATGGTTTGAAAGAACTAATGACTTCAATTCGAGAATATCGTAATAAAGGTCTTGAAGGTGAAACCGGAGAATTTAGTACTGAAAATATAGTATTTAAAGCGTTACGTCATACAGGTATGCTTGAGAAATTAAAAGATGCCGTAAATGATATTTATGATAGAATGGTGAGTATTAAAGAATCTAAATCTTTTTTTGACAAAATTACTACTATAGATCCTACTTCTTTTGATAATGTTATAAAAGAAACTATAGATCGTATTCAAGAAAATGATAAACCATTTAATGTTATAGGTCTCATTGATGATGATTTATCAATTACTTCTAGTAAAAAAGATAATATACTAAATTTATATAAATTAAGTCATTCTATAGATCCAAATAGTGCTATTGAATGGAAATATCTTTCTGATGTAAATAAATTAGTTTGGACACAACCTCCATCAAAAGATCAATTAGATGCTGTTTTAGATGAATTACGTGAAGAATATGATGTTTATAAACCACATGTAAACATAATGGAGTGTATTGCTGAGGATTTTCATTTGGAATATAAATACAAAACTATTGTTAATGAGATATTGGACAAAACGGCTGTCCTTTATATTGGATTTGTTAAACGTAATAATTTACAGGTAATAGCAGTTGGTGTTAATCCTGAATATGATAAAGAAAATAGTACTCATCATAATATTTTATTGGGATTGCCTTTAGAATGGAGAAATGAAACTGATTCAAATCTTGTTAGATGGAGATATTTACGAAGTAAAAATGCTATTTATTGGTGGTCATTCAAAAGACCTACTGAAGAAGAGGAAATTGCTGTTGAAAAGTGGTTAAAAGATAATTTAAATATAATATCTGATGATCATAGAATAATGTATGTTCCTAGCGAAGAAGAAATAGGAAGAGATACAAGTGATGCTCATGGATGGGATTAAAAAATATTATATTTCTTTAATAATTTTTTTGGTATCACTAGGTTGAAAAACCCACTTACTGTGACCACAATCCCAGATACGATCAAATCCATTATTTTTCATATTTTCCCATTCTGTTAAATTGGGATCGAAATTTTCAAGTAAATTTTCGAGTTTCTTTTTCTGAAACGGCATTCTATTAAGAATTTTTTTATATTCGTGTCTATCAATATAATGATATGATGGGGGCGAATTTTTTATAAAAGAAAACCCCAATTTTAAATATATATCTCCTTCAAAATATCTTCTATCACTATATGTTATTATTGAATTAGGATTTTTATTTTTTATAAAATGGGAAAATAATTTTGATGCACCTCCTATTATTATTGTATTTATTTTACTACAAAATCGTGATAATTCATATTCGTATTTTTTATCAAATCTGGATTTACAAAATGTCATAATTGAAACTAATTCATTATTATAAAATAATCCACATTTAAAGTTGCTTTTGTCTTTTCCTTGTATATGATTTAGTTCTAAAAATTTGGATGCTTCTTCGTAAGATATTTCTTTTACTATACAATTTCTAGCATGTACTTTATTTTTTAATGTTTTTATTTTATTTCTGAATATAGATTTTATTATTTCTTTATTATTTACCCATTCATTTTCAAAAATATGAATTAATTTAATTTCTTTTTGCATGCATTTTTTTAGTTTATTTAAATGATAAACTTTATTTTTATTTCCAGATATTTCACTGTGCCAGAATAATCCATTAAATTCTATTGCTAATTTTAAAGATGGTAAATAAATATCTATTTCTTTTGGATATAAAATATTTCTTTCATTAGTTAATATGATTATATCATTTCCTAATTCTTGTCTTAAAAAATCATATACTTCTTTTTGATAAAATGAAGAATTATCTTTATCGCAATTAAAACAAATTGGATATTTTCCCGCATGTAAAAAACATATTACTGTTTGATTACATCTATCACATTTAAAAAGATATTTTTGTTTATTTAATACACCACTGTATGATTTTATATCAAATAATGGAGAAAAATTATCAAATCTGCCCGTTTCCAAAAATCTTTTCCATATTGTATTTTTATATTTTTCTTTATAAAGATTTGATTGGGATGGAAATTCTGTTCCATATTTTTCTAAACAAGTTTTTTTTGATTTTTCTTTATATTCATTAGTATGAATATAACATTTTACTCCATATTTTTCTAAATTTGTTTTTTTTATTTGTTCAATGTTGTTGTAATTTTCATCACCGTATTTTTCTAAATTTGTTTGTTTTGATTTTTTAACTAAATAGTTTGAAAAATAATCTTCTCCATAATTTTTGAATATAGATTCTTTAAATCTTTTTACTGTTTCTTTATTAGTTTTCATTGGATGCCCTCCATATTTTTCATTGAAGGTTTTATTTTGACTTAATTTCATTTTTTCTAAAACTCTTGGATCGTGTTGAGCACAAGATTTTGTGCAATATCTTTGTTTATATTTTCTTGATGATATAGTAAATTCTTTTTTACAACCTTCACAAGTTTTTGTTATAAATTCTGGATTTTTTCTTGGTCTAGCCATAATTCTATATTTTTTGTTTATATGTTGTCTATATACTTATAATACTTGATGATAAAAGTCAATTTTTTTTATTTCTTTTTATTTATATTATGTTAGTAAACAAGAGAAATTATAAGGAAAATATTATGGCAGATCTATTAAATAACAATGAAGTGTTTTACAGTAGTTATGAACCAAAAGTTCAAAATCGCTTTATTATGTATGTAGACGGTATTCCATCATTCATACTTAGAAAATGTGACCGACCAAAACTTTCTCAAGAGAGAAAGACTCTCGATCATATTAATCTACAGAGATTTTATAAGGGTAAATCTATTTGGCAACCAATTACAATGGAATTATATGATCCAATTGTACCATCTGGTGCACAGGCCGTAATGGAATGGATTAGGTTGGGCCACGAATCAGTTACGGGACGCGATGGTTATATGGACTTCTATAAAAAGGACATTACTATTAATGTGGTTGGTCCTGTTGGTGATAAAGTTGAAGAATGGTTACTTAAAGGAGCATTTATTACTAATCCAGATTTTGGAACACTTGATTGGACTAATACGGGTGATCCTTTGGGAATTACTTTGACGGTTTCATACGATTATTGTGTGCTCCAATTTTGATATTACTTACGATTATACTATATTGATCAGAATAACATAATCAAAAATAAAATTAATTATTCTTTAACCCCCTATTTTCAGGGGGTTTTTATTTAAATTTTAAAATTAATTGATTTTTTTTGGTTTTTGGATTATACTATTCATGATAGAATAATAGGTATAAATTATGAAAAAAGAAGAAGTGGTTGATTTAATTAAGAAAAATAAGGATAGTTATCCGCAAATTATAAAAGCGTATCATAAAAATTTTTATGAGTTTATTAGTATAAATTTTATCGGTAAGAAATTTTCAGAGAAATTATATAGATGGTTACATAACGATAATAAATCAATTGGAATTTGTAAAAAATGTAATGAAAATTCAACAAAGTTTATGTCTTTTATAGTTGGATTTAATGATTTTTGTTGTAGAAAATGTAGTAATCAATATACTATTGTTCAACGAACGGAATTTCTTAAAAAGAAAAATGAAAGAAATAAACATTTATATTGGATTGAGAAAAAATGTTTATTATGTAATAAGAATTTTTTTTCTTTAATTAAACGGAACCAACTTTTTTGTTCAAATAAATGTAGTGCACAATTTACTGGTAATGATTTAAATCGATTAAAGAAAATTAAAAAAACAAAAAAAGAAAAATATGGTGATGAAATTTTTGTAAACTCGGAAAAAGCAAAACAAACTTGTTTAGAAAAATATGGAGTAGATAATGCATCTAAATCTGATGAAATAAAAAATAAAATAAGAGATATTGCAAAAAAAAGATTTTTTGCTAAATTAAGTAATCATAAATTAAATAATATGGTTGTTCCTTTATTTGATTTAAACACATATAAAAATACTGATAAAATTAATCAATATAAATTTAAATGTAAGAAGTGTAATGATGAATTTTTAGATCATATTGATGGAGGACACTTACCAAGATGTTTAAAGTGTTATCCATATATAACGACAAATTCTAATGCAGAAAAAGAAGTTAAAGAATTTATAAAAGAATTATTACCAAAGGAAGAATTATTAATTGATAATAGATGTATCATACCACCGTTGGAATTAGATATTTATATACCATCTTTAAAATTAGCAATAGAGTATAATGGATTATACTGGCATTCAGAATTGGGCGGCAAAAAAGATAAAAATTATCATCTAGATAAAACCAATAAATGTAAAGAATTGGGTATCCGGCTAATTCATATATTTGAAGATGAGTGGATTTATAAACAAACTATTGTAAAAAATAGGTTGCAATATATTTTAGAAAAAAGTAATTATAAAACAATTTATGCGAGGCATTGTAATATAAAAGAAATTGAAGATTGTAGTGAATTTTTAGATGAAAATCATATACAGGGTAATTATCCGGCATCTATAAAGATCGGTGCATATTATCAAAATAAACTTGTAGCAGTGATGACTTTTGGACATTTGAGAATATGTTTGGGATCGAATAAATTTAATGTTAGAGAATATGAGTTAATACGATATGTTACTTCTGGTCATATTGTTGGTATATCAAGCAAATTATTAAATTACTTTATTAAAAATTATAATCCTACCAAAATAATAAGTTACGCTGATAAAAGGTGGAGTGTTGGCAATTTATATGAGAAAATAGGATTTAAATTGATTGGAGAAACTTCTCCTAATTATTGGTATTTTTATAAAGGAGAAGATGTACGGCGACATCGTTTTAGTTTCCGTAAAGATCAACTTGCTAAAAAGTTAGAAATGTTCGATCCTTCTTTGACTGAGTGGGAAAATATGCAACTTAATGGATATGATAGAATATGGGATTGTGGATCTTTAAAATATGAAATGATTTTAGTTGGATTAGAAAAACCACTTGTTAAAATTAGTTGATTATTACAAAAAATACCATCCTTCATTGAATTTTGAATGATATTTATTATTATATGAAAAAATCTGTAATCAAAAACATTATCAAAAAATTAGTTATACAACAATTAAATGAAAATATGATGGATAATATTACGAGTCAAGCTCGTAAAATTGCACCATTAATATGGAAAGATGTTGTTAATATAGAATTTTCTAAAGAATTAAATGGAGAATTTTATTTTAATATAGATTTAAAATCTGGACAAAAACAACAATTAAAAAAAGGAAAAGATAATAATTGGTATCACCATCAATCTGCAGGAGAATGGCCAAATATAAAAAATCAATGGGTTTTAATATCATCGAGCAATACACCATCTAATCAAAATTATATTGGATCACAACCTATAGATAGAAGTAGTTCAGTAACTACGGCTAAAAATTGGGATCCAGATGTTTTGGGAAAACTAAAAATGAAAAGATAATAATGAATAATAAATTATCAAAAAAGATAAATGATGATCATGGATTAGGATATAGTCATAACGTATCTGTTCCTGGAGATGAAAATACAATGAATAGATCTACTATTACTCCATTGGAAGAGGCTCCATTAGATTATAGATTTACCGATTTTAAACATCTTAGTAATGCTGCCGGATTTAAAGTTCCTATAGATGTACATTATGGAAATGTTTTCCTTGGTGTAATAGAATC